AGGAAACCAACAATGAGGAGGTTAAACTGAGTCACTGGGTGCAGTAGCACCCGCGTCAGAGATTTCATAGACCTTCAGTTTCTGGTGATCAGGAATTACCTTCATCAATTCTACCACAAGAAGTCCATTATTGAAACTGACTGTTCCGATTTCAACATCGTCTGACAAATTGAATCCTCTCGCGAAGGAACGTGAAGAGATACCTCTGTGCATGTACTCTTCTTCACCTTTGCTCTTCGCGGTCTTGGACTTGATTAGAAGGACGTTTGATTCTGTGGTAACTTCCACCTCATCCTTACTCCAACCAGCAAGTGCTACTTCAATTCTCCATTTAATATTTGATTCTTCAACGATGTTGTATGGAGGGTATGCATCGTTGACTGATCCCATCCCGTAGGAATGGAGTCTGTAGAATAGGTCATCAAAACCTACACTATATTTCTGTGCAGCGTCCACAACTGCATTAAGATCTTTGTGTGTGAACTTTCGTAATGATCCTGTCATTGTAATTCTCCTTAATAAAGCGAGTTTTTATGTGTGGTCCCCGTAGGCAACCGTACTATTTAACCACCATATATACTGTATGGTACTGGTGGATACCGTATTTATACTTTCGGATCTCCGTCTAAATCTTTTGTAGCTAAATACAGATAGGGTATTTGTCAAAGCATTCATGAAAAAACTACTACCTATTATTATGCTTTTGGCTGCTGGATCTGCTGCTAACGCTGGTGGATTGACGCACAAATTGAGTAGCAGTGTCCAATTAACCGTAGACGCTGCAGCAACTAACGTACAACGTGTGGGTAACTCTTACACTGTATCGGGAAACAACGTCGGCACTAGCTATACTGGCACTGGTCAAGGTGCAAGTGCAGTTACTAATGGCATTGGTCAACTAGATATCAGTTCAGGAGTGAGTTCTTTAGGTACGGTACAAGCAACTCAGGCCACCGCTGGAGAAAGTTTCAGCTTTAGCCAAACCTACACACAAGGTGATGCAATTAATACAACAGCACCCAGTGTTGGTGCAGTAAGTGCATACAGCAACCAAACTTCAACTGCCGCAGGCAGTGCTGGCGATTTAGCTGGAACTATTGACAGTTCTGGTACTCTCGCAATTACAGCAGGTGGAAGTGGAACCAGTGCTGTAGGTCAATTTGTATCTGAAATTACTATCTTAAATTAAAATGACTAAGCTTCATGTAGCAACTGTAGGGTTTTTCCTTAGTATTGCTCATGGATCTGCACTCGCAGTGCCTGTAGTCCCAAATTTCCAGCAAGGCCAAATGACGAGCCATACGGAAACTACATCTGAGGTGACCGAGACCATAAATTCAATGGATTATTCTACGGGATATACCTATACAGTATCAGGCACGGGTGTAAAACCTTCAGGAAGTAATATACTTCCAAGCAATCTTGAAACAACTTCTACTACCTTAAACGGTGTGACATCACAATGGACAGGATTAAATCTGGGGAGCGGATCGCGCCCACAGTGGCAACAAAGCTCTCCTGGTGGCAACTTCTCCTTCGTGGAGTCGTACATAGCCCCAGGTCTTCAGAACCACACGATCATTCAAAGGACAACAACCATTCAGTCCGTAACAGACACAACAAGTATCTTTACCCAATAGCGATATGTCTATCACAATTTGCGATTGCCCCTGTCACTCTGGCGGAGACTGTAGGGGGTGTAAGTGCGACAGCAAATCCAGTCGCGAATAGCTCAGGCTCAGTCACCAACCAGGCAATTCAGGTTTTACAAGGACCGTATATAACTAACACCTATGGAGATGGCATTCAATGTCAAGGACCTACTCTTAACTTCACCCCCTATGTTACACGAAATGTTTCTTGGGCATTTCCTTACGAGGATTATTATGACAGCCCTGTATATAATATGCTTGACCTCATCGGTGACACTGACTCTGATGGCAACCCTATTCCAGACGGGATTCCTGACAACCCAGGACAAATCCTCTACAACGAATCAATAAGAACTGGTCAGAAAGATAACTACAATTGGAATGCAGGATTCTCTGCAACCTTATCTTGGCCATTGGATAGAAAAGCACAAGACCTTTGTAAGGAAGCAGCAACTACACACAACGCATATCGCAATCAACTACTTGCTAACAAGAGATTAGACTTTGAGATCGCGAGATTAAAAAATTGTGGTGAATTAATGAAGGCAGGAATATCATTCCATCCAAAGTCACCATACTATAAAATATGTGCAGACGTAGTGGTGCAGAACGTTAATGCTGTATCTCAACATAGACATTCTATAGGTGAACCTTCAACCAATGCATCAGATTTAGGTCTTCCTATTTCCTTGCCTTAGGAAGTTTAAGAGGAGGTAATCCTCTCTTCTCACGGAACTTGTTTGTTTGAATTTCATTAGCAGAGAGTTTAGGAGGTTCTTTACCAAGTGCCTTCTGAACTCTTTTTATTATCTGTTTAACAATAGGTTTAACAACTTTCAGTAGGATAGGAGTTGCAGTTGCAGCTGCTGTAGCTACGATTGCAATTGATGCAGTAGTTGTAACCTGATTAGTAGATGGTATTCCTTTTATAATTTGGTCTGTAATAGTAATATCTTCTTTGATTGGTATACATTCTGTTCCTACCAATCTATACTCAACAATTTTTTTAGTACCACTATCGGTAAGAGTGCCGATGGGTTGTTTTAATATCTGTGCTTCAGTAGGACAAACTATAGGTTTTGTTGGAGGGATCTCAGGTGTGTCACCGAGTTCTGCTTCTGGAGGTGGGTTTACTGCTGGTATAGGTGCCTCGTATTCATACTCAATCTTATCCTTATCGTAGTCTATGGGATCAAACGATGGGACACCAGCATCACAAAAGACCTTGACACCCTTAGGATCATCTTCACTAAGAATGCCACTCCTTTCCCTATTTGTATTTTGTTCGTGCGCTTCTACACAACCAGGCATGTTGATAATAGGCACACCTATCTGTGATGTGACAGGTGAAGTAGCAGGAATTACCGTAGGTGCTTCCTTCAACCATTCTGGTGTGTAGACGTTAGGAATATTAATCTCACTTATCCTAAGTCCATTGACTTTAATCTCTGGGATATCCATGATGTAGGATTAATTTAGAAGGGGAGCACTCCTCCAGTTGTGTCAGGTAATGCATCAGGAAGTGCTGCAGGTAGTTCAGCATCTAATGCTGGCATCATAGCACCTGAAATCATTTCCATCGCTTGACTCTTTACACCATCAATAATCTTTCCCCTGTTAAGGTAGACTGCTGCACCGCCACCGACGATACCTGCTACACCTAAGAAGGAAAGAACTGCTAGTGCATTAATTACTTTTTGCATCGTTACAACCACAATTGTTTTTGTTTTTATTGTCACCGTCTCCATTATTCTTTTTGGCAGTCTGGACGCCAAAGGTAGCTAAAGTCGTTGTGAAAACTGAAGCTATGAAAGTCGGATCAATTTGTTTCTGGGGTATGCCTGGAATAGAAACATAATTTAAGGTTAATATCGCACCGCTCCAGCCAAGAATAATCACTCTAATAAGAGTAGATACCCCTTCATCTGCCCATTGAAATTTTTCTTTAGGCTTCTGTACTACTGCTGATTTGTTGCTGTCCATATTCGGAAGGTTGTTTTTTCTTTCCGATGTTGTACTTAGATTCTAGTATCCATTCACCTTTCTCTTTGTAAGAGATAATTTTAATTTGACTTAAAGGTGCGATGTCAAGGATTGAATCCTTTTTAGGGACATCTACTAGACCCCAGTCACATAACAATTGAACGATACGGTTTCTCCGTTGTACATCATTCTGAGAAAGATTTGTTTTCTTACCATCTAAGGCAAAAAGTTCCTTGAAGTGAACAATGAAATATTGTCCTTTCTTATGCAAGATGTGACATGACTGGTATAGTTTCTTTTCTTTTCTAGAAGCGACTCCGATTCTAGTTAAAGTTTCTCTGACTTTTAGAAAGTCATCAGGTTCCCTAAGGGTAACCTCAACCATATCATTTTTAGTCCACGCGATTTCCTGTTCTTCGCCCATTATATCCTCCAGTATTCAGTTTATCTTTAATATAGTCAAGTTGTTGACGAGACAGGATATCTATAACTTGCCTTGCTTTCTCTACAGAATAACCGTAGTATTTCTGAATGAGTTCAAGGTCATCAATCTTGTCTTTTTTATCCCAAGGAGAGAAACGCTTCTTGGGTCTAACCGTATTTATAAAAAAGTCATACTGTAACTTGTTTGGAAGATTTACCCACTGGTTCATCTCGTTAGCATGCATCACAGTGTCTAGATGCTGTGCCATACATTTGTTAACGATATATGCTGGATACTTCTTCTCCGCCAGAGGATCTTGGTCTATTAGGTTCTGCTTGTTTTGATTGATACTGTTTAGGTAATCCTTCAGTTGGTACATTGTTTCCTGCTATGATAAAGCAATTTGTTATTAGATAAGAGAAAAATAGAATTGTGCGTACAATAGCGATGTAGTTGTCATACTTCTCGGTCTTATCATCCGAGAAAGATCCTAACGCATACTTCCATATCTTCCACACTAGCAAAACACCGCTGTTACTGATACGATTGTCGCACCAGGATTTCGTGCTAGTGCAACGTTGCGAGCATCTTGGTAGTCTTTGCAGATTACTTTTTCCTTAAAGACTGTACCCGCTTTGAATAAAGTTACCTCACAGGTCATAGTTCATTAGTACAAGTTCTTTACGAGAGTGTTGATCCTTCATGTAGTCTCCAACACTTCTCATAGTATATGTCAAGTCGTATTCAGATGCAACCCATCCATTGAATCTGTCACGAATCATTTGTGACGAGTTATATGATACAAGTTGACGACAGACGTAATTATCACAAACGTGACTAAACTTATCGTGGTCAAAACGTTTGTGCATTTCTCCTTTCTTTCCATAAAGATTATCTTTGATATCGTAAGGTGGATCTAGGTACACGAATGCTTCTTTATTATCATCCAAAAGCATTGTGTAATCGTGTCCTGTGATCTGCCAGTTCTCAATCAATTTTTGGTAATGTTTTAGTTTTTCAATACCGCGCATTGAGAAGTTGGAGTCTGATGCTTGGGCACTGAAAGATGATGATTCAGTAAGACCAGAGAAAGAGCACTTATTAGCAACGTAAAAAGCAATAGCTCTTTCAAGGTGACTTTTCTCTCCGTCATTAATAATCTCCTTTGCTTCTAAAAATAATCCTTTTGCTGATCCCTGATCAGGATATCTACTCTTGAGTTCTTGTAGTTTATATCCTAATTGATATCCATCATCCTGTAACGTCTTCCAAAAATTTGTAAGAGGTTCATACAAATCATTTACCCAAATTCTAAGTGAAGGGTACTGCTGTGTAATATATAAAGCAACACTACCTCCACCAAGGAAAGGTTCGCGATAAATTTTGTAGGAGGAAAGGTCAGGAATAAATCTTGCTAAAGATTTTACTGCACGACTTTTACCACCAGGATAACGAAGAGGGGTTTTCAGGGATGCCATTAGTTATGGGGATCGTAGTATCTGATAAGTGCTCCTGCCGCAGCGATAAGCACGATAATAATAATTAATGCTGTCAATTAAATAAATCCTTCGTAATCTGGATATACTTTATCTTTGTCAAGAAGTACACCATCAACAGACTGCAATAGTCTGTTTACTGAATCTGTCATAAGACGATAACCTGTACCAACATACAGTTGACCGATGAACACTGTGATGGTCATCGCTCCCCAGAACATGTAATAAATTCTGGATTTCATTTGACGTTTGAGTTTCATTTGATTAATTCCTCAAGGGGAGTTTTTTTCTCTGTTTCCATTGTAGCATACTTTTGCTTTTTTCGGTGATTAGAATTTTCTAAAGATGTACACCATCTTAGATTGTCTATGTGATTATTCAATGGGTTATCATCCCAGTGATCTACTACCATACCACCTTCAATATAATATTTTACTTTATCAGATAAACTATCCCATTCATCTTTTAGATCTTCTGGAGGATTCTCATCAAAAGGTTTCCATGTTTCCATCATTGCTCTATGAACACGGATGGTCATAATCTCCCATGGAATATCTTCGGAATTTCTGGAAGATCTTCCAGCGTATGCCTTTCCATTTTTAGAAAAATTATAATCCTCATAAAAATTTGAAGGAATTGAAAGGTTATATTTCACTGCTGTCTTTATTACTGTCCCATCAGCATACCTTACAACTTCATAAGATGGTGTTAAAAATTTGTTTCGTTTATCACTCCACAAACCACCTTCCTTATTAAGAAAATAACAAGGTACTTCTTTTTTCCTCCAGACCAAAGGTCTCATTTCTTCTTCGCCAAATAGATTAATCATAAAATTAACTTTTTCTCTTCAGGTAATGTAAGGTCACTACCAAACATTGAATTGTATTTTTCTTGGATTCTAGGATGTACCTCTGCCATGTAAACAACATGCT